GTGACACAGTACTAAAATCTACGTAGACCTGTACGGTGCTGGACAGTATTACCCAGCACACCTCTGACACCGGCACATAATTTAATGATGCCAAATAATGCAGCACGTCGTTGGTGTTTCACCCTCAACAATTGGACCGACCCTGAGCTCCAAACAATCGTGGACGCTAGTGACACTTTTGTCTATCTTGTTATTGGTAGAGAGCGCGGTGACTCTGGGACTCCTCATTTACAAGGATTTTTCATCTTGCCAGGACGCGGATTAAGAATCGCGCAGATTAAAGCACTGTATGGACGACGTCTCCACCTTGAAGTTGCTAGAGGAACGCCTCAGCAAGCCTCCGCCTATTGTAAAAAAGAAGATCCTGACCCCATTGAATTTGGACAGTTACCCGCCGACTCTTCCGGCAAGCGCACCGATTTCGATTCCCTCAAAGAGTGGATTAAAGAGCAAGAAACGCGTCCCACTGACCGTGATGTGGCCGAACACTACCCATCGTTATGGGGCCGATATCGCTCGGCCTGTGTTAACTTCCTGGACCTGTTCTCAAAGCGTCCCACCCTGGTTGAAGGGAACTTACGCCCATGGCAACAAGCCCTAGATGATAAGATTAATGAAGAACCCGATGATCGAAAGATTTTTTTTGTGGTTGATCCAGATGGTAATAAAGGAAAAAGTTGGCTTACTCGTAAATGGTTTAGTACTCGCGACGACTTACAAAGACTCTCTGTTGGAAAACGTGATGATCTCGCTTTCGCTATTGATGTAACCAAAAGAATTTTCGTATTTGACATTCCCAGAGGACAATCTGAGTTGCTTCAGTACCCCATACTTGAATCTATAAAAGACCAGATGATTTTTTCACCCAAGTACGAATCTGTTTGTAAGATAATTCCACACAAAGTACATGTTATCGTATTTATGAATGAGGAGCCCAACCGGGAGGTGATGACGAATGACCGTTATAAACTAATTTATATTTAATAATATTTTCTCCAAAATCTACCACTTCGAAGTTGATTGTAGTGATAACCTCTAAATTTACCAGGTGGCCGGATGACACGCAACACCTGAAGTCTTCGACTGCGACGCCTTGGACGGAAACGCCCTCGCCTCAATGCACTTCCTGCCGGACGACGCCTATATAGAGAGTAAGGATTACGCCTGTACCTACTGTTGTAACGCGAAGATGAATTTCGACCCCAGGATACCATTATTTTCTTGATTCACGGAAGTACTTGATAACTTTTGCACGGACATTCAACGAATCGTTGGCGGGTCCAGTACCTGAAACGGCTGTAAAGGAATCACACCAAATAAGTAAGAATATACGGTCGTCTCTAATGGCATTGATTCCATTGGGATTTGTATTTGGCTCCGGATCCATATAAGTCAGTTGTCTCTTAATGGGCATGTATTTCATAATGGATTTATAACCCTTGCCCTGTGAAATGTTCGCATTTTGTAACGCCAGCAGCTTGAACCGTTTATGACTGAGGACATCGAATTTATCCGTATTGATAGGAGAGCAGTGCATCTCTTGTGAAGTTCGCACGTTTGAAAACCCTTCAGCCCGTGTTCCATCAGATGATCGGAAGAACTTGTCGATCTGCATACCCGCACTAGTGGCCAGACCCATATTTGGGGTATTTGGGATAGGACCCTGACTCAAGTTTTTAGGCCGCACTACCGCCATGTTAACATTGAGCATGTCGCTTAAGTCACTTGCCGCTTGAACATTGTTATTCCACATATCGATGCATAATTTTACTCCATTTAAGTTCACCATGTCGTTATGCCTTGCATCAGAACGGTCGTTGTCTTTTGGAAGAGTAGTAAGATCAAACGCATACAAGGTCCTTGTGTTTAAAGCATTTATGCCACTGTTATCGATGTTGTTATCACTTCTTTTCGAATTTGACGAATTACGAGGACGCCCAATACGTCGTATAACCCGACGTTTCTTCCTGCTATTGTAATAACGCGTCAACCTGCGTTTTCCATATGCCATGACTTGATTTCGAGCACTTATCAAAGTTGCCTTATCCTTGTCACTCAAACTATGCCAACCCGAAACTGCACGAGCTGAATATAATGCTAATGACATCTTACCTGTTACTAAGTTGTGAGATACCGGACGGAGGTCTGAGATACCGTCATTTTTTGCAGCGCGGTGACACAGTACTAAAATCTACGTAGACCTGTACGGTGCTGGACAGTATTACCCAGCACACCTCTGACACCGGCACA